GTCCGATGAGGTGGGCACAGTCAGTACGACATCAGTTGCCCAAATATAAAATGTTACGGTTATAGGGTCGTTTCCTAAATTGGCATGTAGTAAATTGCCAAACGACTTGACATAAATGTCCCCCATGTCGTCCCAATCAGCAGCAGGTATTTCTAGATAATTTTTATGCCACATAAAAGGCAATTCTAGTTCACCACCTTGGTTATTGGTTGGGTTAAGGAAAAAATGCGGTTTTTGAGATGCCGCCACCAAATCTGCGTTAAAGAAATTACGCTCGATTGTTAATTGGTCATCTTTTTTATACGGATTGTATGATGCCATAGCCCTTCCATAATGGAATTGGGTTGCCGAAATGACTGCCTTGACATGAAGCTTCATTCTAAGAAGCTCATAATTTTTGATCTTGTCCCTAACAATGGGATTCTCACAAAAGGCTGTCCACGGATTAAACTTGTAAAAGAATTCGCTGTTCACTGCCCACGGTTGGGCTGATTGCCTAATTGGACGAGACAGAAAGTTTGACAGGTCTGCGCTTGTATCATGACCTAAGTCCATTGTACTGTCGTATGTTCCATGTAACGTGGTTGTGTAACCTGCATCTTGATCCGAAAATGATGTGATTTGCTCCGTCGTAGACGGTCGGCTTTCACTCGTACTTAGTCCTGGTACACTTGACTGTGACTCTAGTACGGTAACGTGCAACTTTAAGAGAGTTGCCAACTCATTAAATAAATTATAAAAGTTAGTAATGCATTTTATGAATAACAAGCGCGTAGCATTAATCGACGCTTGACAGTGCTATTTTTATGAATAATATGTAAATGTCCTGTCCACTACTCGGTTATACAAAGGAAATTCAGACCCTCCGAGTGTGCGTATATACAAAATACAAAGTCCTCTTTGATTTCAGTTTGAAACTTCCAGCATGGGAACAACGCCGGGATCGCAATATTTAACGTCTGCTGTGATCAGTGAAGACTGGGCCTCTCTTAAAGAGAGAAAGGAAAGGTCACGTCTCTCAGAGGAGATCCTTTTGCGACCTTGGTGTTAAAACGCCTAATGACGGTAAAACCGTCGTACGTATACACCAGCGAATAAATAGACAGCTTTGGATATAGAGCTTCAAAAGCTTTTCCAAAAGCGGTAGCCTGTGCTTTCGCCTTCCTAAATTTAGGTCCATTGTTCTTGCAACACTTGACCTCTACGATGAAAATCGCTTCTCCAGTTGTAAACAACAAATCTCCACTTCTTCCATAAGGAAAGTGGTATTCCTTAGCAGTAATCTTGATTGGCATATCAGCGATAGCCTTCAACTGCAACTGTTCCTCCTCCGAATTCACTGTGCACTCTTCTACTTTGTGCTTGTATCCAGACTGGGACTCGAGACCAAATTTCTCGACGTACCATTTCATTCTTTCGTCATAGTCCATGATGGGACCGACGTATCCAGCAATGCCCGACAATTGGGCGACCTTCTGCAACTCAGCTACTTTCTGAGTGTAAACTTCCCGGCCAAACTCAAAATATTTGAGGGCCACGTTCTGGATTGCCTCAGCACTCGACTGTTCCATGGACAAAACGTCCGACTTCTTGTGCGAGTGTAGCATCTTGGCAATTGAGTCCTCCTCTACAGGGGACCTATACAACTTCAATTCCTCATCATACTTGGCATAGTGCTTCAAAAAAGAAGCGTCCGCAAGATTCACAAAGGGCACAGATTCTGCGTCCTTGTCAGCCATGGTGTACTTAATGTCCACTTCGGCTAGTTTTGCTGCAATTGCGGTGTGGTTAAAATCGTCGTAACCTTTTGCCACCGTCATGATATTATCATCTCCGTACGTCATCAGCGACACTACCTGGTCAAACCTAGGCACTCGCCACCATCTCTTCTCTCTCGCTATTGCGTAATATACATATCGCATGTAAAGCGAGTTCACTAAACTATTAATAACTACGGTCAATGGATGACCTGATGGATTCGACCCCATGAATTGGACTAATGTTCCAAAATAATCATATGTGGGGTAGGAAATTTCTGAAGCGATTCCTCTCATAATAACGAGATCGTCGGCATCATAGTTTCCTGACTTCTCAGCGAGGTGGATCAACAGCTTGAATGCCATAAGCATGAACTGCGGACTCATTCTCCCGTCAAATTTAGCATAATCTCCAGCGATTGCTCTGTCCCATCCGTGTTTACCGATATGTTCAAATAATTGCGTCCATTCTGGGGACTGAACTACGGTTCCGACTGCACATTCTGTAATTGTTTTATTACGTTGGCAGAGGGCTGCTAGTGTCAAGTAATACTTGCGTACTAGGAAGACGAAGGGAAAGTTTGCCGCAGCAAATACCCTTACTTTGTCTTTGTTGAGTTTGGTTGGCTCGTCTTTCAGAGCGCCTTTAAATATAGCATTGATTGACTCTCCTTTCAAGAGTTTCTTTTCCATCTTTGCAACTTCCTCCAAGATCATGGGATTGACATCCCTCGGGCAACTAATGCCTTCTACCTTCCTGTCGCTAACCTCAACTAATTGGGTTTTTGGTCCCGTCCAAGGGAATCCAATAGAGGTACTAAAATTAATGGCATTTACGCCTAAAACTCCATCCAGTCCCGCAAGGTTGGCATCATCCGAAATCTTTCCGACTCGGGCCAATTCTTCCTTCGGGATAGTATCCAACTTAGCGCAATAATCAACATACGCTTTCTGTGTAAATTCTGTGTCAAATTTTGTTGCGGTATCGACCTTTCCTGCAAGGTCTACAACTTTGTGTCTGGCGTCTCCCATCTGTTTGGGCGGACCGTGTTTCTTCTCAATTTTCATGACTTCTTTCACGGCTCCCGAAATTAGGGAGGTTACCACTGCACTCTTAGGCGTAGAACGGGGCTGGTTATGGGAACCAAACACCCTAATCTTCGCGTCAGCGGTTAAATCGTTTGTGGGACACTTCTCGTGTGGAGCGGTCAAAGGACCGAACTCAACTCCCATGGAGGTGGTTTCCAATGGAGTCGCAGAATGCGACACTAGGACTCCGGGCCGGGCATTCAAATCTGCAATGCCGGCTTTGATCTGCTCTCGGGTAATAAACCCAGCAGCGCCAGTGGTTCCACGTCCTGCTAAATGATGGCCAGCGATAAAGGGAATACCTTTTGCTGTTCCAATTAAGGTTGCCATGCAGAGACCCCCGAATGTATTTACGGGGAAAGTGTACTTCAATCCAGCGAAAAGACCACCCTCCGTGGTCACGACTCTTTCTCTAAATGCGTTCATTTTGGAGTATTGTTTCAGCTCACCCTCGTCATTATATAAAGTATAAACTTCTATGACTTTCTTGTCCTCAATCTCGGACGGGTAGTAAGATGTAATATCTTTCTGATCTCCAATTCCTGGGCAATACCACAAGGCTAAATCAGTGCCGGGTATACGGTGGCACAAGCCTGTTGATAGTGGTAAGTTCTTCTTAAAAGTTTTGCCCACGCTTTTGATGGTGACATATTCAGTTTGCTTCGACACCACATGATTGGGTAGTAATAATACATTTCCGCACATGGGGAGAGCGTTACACTGAGTTCCGTCTTCTTTCATTAGGACTTTCAACCTCTTTCCAACGACATTCTTAATTTGTTCATGCGTCGTAGTACGCGCAGTTCCTTTTAATCCTCCATCTCCAAATTGGTACTTTCTTTCTGTTTCATGTGTGTCCCAGAATTCAGCTTCGCGCTGATAATCTTTGGCATCAGGTGTCAGACTGATAGCTGCAGCTGCCTGCTTGCTAGGTAAGGTCTTCCACAATCTTGCCAGGTACACTAGTACTTTCCAAATTCCGATGCTGGCCATAACGGCCATCCATTTCTGCTTGGTTGCCCACGTCATTTCCTTGAAATACGTTGAGGGCTTGGTGACTGAGATAAACTCGTCGGTTGCTTTTTTCTTGACCATATAAAATCTAACAGCAATATAAGTAGCATAAAGCAAAGTAACACCAATTAAGGTGACTGCTGATGGAACGCCATGAGTAAGCTCGATAAAAACGAGCAAAATAACTGCAACGGCGTAGTTGCTAATACTGTTTAGGACGATACTCTTAAGCACATCTCGCATAAGATACGCGAGAATAAATGTGCCATATTGTGAGTTAATAAGTGTCCTTTTGGTCTCTTTCCACCACTCGCATGCTTTCTCCTCTAGAGCTAGTAAATAATCTCTTACTTCTCCATAATACGGGATACCGGCTTGCGACGCCAAAGTCTCTTCGTCCACAGATACTGTAGCAGCGCATTCGCTGCAATGACCAATAGGTCGATCATGCGGACACAATGGCATGTCCTTCAATTTTCTCTGGCCTTCTACAAAGGCTTTCTGTTTGCGATAATGAGCACGAGAATTTTCCTTCAGGAAATCTAACAAAGTGTAGATGTCTATATCCTTCAGGGGTTGTCCTTTATGGTACATCTGTGCATAAGCAATATTTCGCTTTTGGCCTTCAACTGGTTCGGCATCTTCTTCACGTTTGTCACTGTAATACGGTTCTTCTACCGTAAAAGTGGCGTAGTCAGGGAATTGTTCACCTGACATGTGTTCGATCTTAGAGTTGTCCAACATGGTGGTTTTGTCTTTTCTGTATTCCGGTTTCACCTTTTGGGTGATCGTGACTTCGAATCGACGGTTGATTGAGAGTGGTTCATTTGATAGCTCATTCGATTTGAGTTTCTTGACATTTGTTGTGGCACATACCACGTCAGGTTCTATCATCACCATTCCTTTCATTTCAGCATTGGGGTTTAGGGCGGACATAGGGACTTGGTTTAAAAACATAATAAT